TTAAATTCTCCACAAAATTTTGATACATTCAGCCGTAACCTGCACCTTACTAATCAGTGACCGTACCACGCTTGCTTGCATCTCGTAGTCCATTTTGTAAATATCATCTTTTTCCAGAATTTTACGCATATCCTCTTTCTTTTCTTCACGTTTAAGCGCTGGATCGTTTTCCAACTCATTTTCCAACCTTGAGCGCATTTCTAGGAACTCAGCTGATTTTCCTTGTAGTTGCTCTAGCGTTATGCGATTGTCAATATAAAGGTCGTTTAACCTGCTTATTTTGCCCGTCAGCTCGTTTATTTGCCTTTGGTAAGCCTTTCGGTCTATCTCGTCTTTCTTCGTCTTAAATAGCCCCTCAAAACTCTCTTTATCGACTTGTAGCTTACTTATTTCTTGCAAGACATAAGCCTCAAGGTCATCCTTATAGTAAAAGCCTGAGTCACATTTTTTGTTATCGTTGTATGTAGTGACCCCTCTCAACTTTCTAGGGTGTCTTTGGTGGCACTCGTATTTTATAAATCGACTTCCATCTTTTCTCTTTACACCCATTATGATTTTCAAGGGAGCCAGACAGTATCCACATTGGCCAATACCTGAAAGCATATACTTTGCCTGAAATGGTCTGGGATTGAAATTTTCAAGCGCTGTTCTTTGTCTGATTTTTAGTTCTTCCTGTGTCTTGTCATAGGTTTCTTTTGAGATAATAGGCTCATGATTGCCCTTGTAGATTTCTCCCATAAATTGATTATATCCACAATAGACAGGGTTATCTAATATCACTCTGACAGCTCTATAATTCCACGGTATCGGTTTTGGGTATTTCTCATTAAGGTCATCCCTGAGCTTAGTGATAGACCTACCTGATAGATAACTTTCAAATATGAATTTGATAGCTAGTGACTGTGCTGGATTGATGGTCACAGTTCCAGTTTCTTTGTGATAGTCGTAGCCGTAGGATGTCTTAGCCCACATCATGGATTTTCCAGCTTTAGCACGTCCTAACTTACCAAGTTGCATTCTTTCCTTGATTTGTTCCCTCTCTAGCTGAGCGAACACGGCCAATAGTCCAATCATGGCTTTACCGAATGGAGTAGACGTGTCAAAGTTTTCTTGAAGGCTTAAAAACTCGATGCCGTTTTTTATAAAGACTTCCTCGATTAAATAGAGCGTATCTTTCTGGCTTCGACTTAATCGGTCTAATTTATAAACTAGGACTGTGTCAAATTTCTTTTTTTGCGCATCTTTTATCAGTTGTTCGATTGCTGGACGGTTTGTATTGGATCCTGAAAATCCACCGTCAGTGTAGACCTTGTAGACGCTCCAGTCTTTGATTTTGCAGTATGCTTCCAGTTTGTCTTTTTGTTCCTCGATTGAGTATCCTTCCTCTGCCTGTGAAGTGGTAGACACTCTGACATATATTGCCACCTTATTCGTTGTTTTCATTGCTTTTATACCCCCTTTTTGATAAAATGGGTATAGTAAAACGGGCCATTTAATGCCTTTTACTATACTGCTGCCTCACGCTCAGACTCGCCAAAGTTTGAGAGCGTGGGGCTTTTTTTGTTTACGAATTATGGACGATTACGTCCAACGCTCCCATTATTCGCTGAGCGTTTTCGATTGCATCTTTGTACTCTTTTGAAGTGTTTTTCACTGGTTTTCTTATCAGGTCAATGAATACGACTGGTTTATTAAAATCATTTGAGGTCACACGGACGGTCATGTTTAGGATTTTAGAAGTTGTTTTTCTTTTGGAAACAACACCACCTGCGACTGCTCCAATTGGTCCAAACATTGCCCCTGCTATCAGTGCTTGTCCGACTCCACCTGAAACAACCGCTTGATTGTTGATAATCAATTCATAAGAGACTAGATCCTCGAATGAATACCACCCTGTGTCATTTTTATCTTTTTTGATTAAAGATGGTATCAAAGACAAACCGCCTGTCCCAAGCGCTAAGGCAGTTTTTCCAACAACTTTAGCAGTTCCACCAACTAGACTAGAGGAGCCTTTTGCTTTTTGAGCTCCGTGGATCCGATACGTTCGATTATACCTATCAATCTCAAGTGGCCCGATTTTGTCCGTTTTTCTGCTTCGTGGGGTAAGAGATGGAGAAACTGGTTTATCGGCTGGCTGAGGTTGTTCAGTTGGTTCTTGGTTAGAGATGGAATAACCGCAATTCGGACAAAATTTATAGCCCTCTACTGGGTTGCCACATTCTGGACAGAATTTCATATTTACCTCCGAAGTAATATTATATACTTGTCAATGTTTGGTCATTTTACCTAAACCTTGTAAATGTCGACGACCTCTCCGATGGTGCGGATATCGTCATTTTCTGACAAGTGGATTTCTTCGTATCCGCTATTTAAACTTTGCAAGTACCAGGATCCACCATAATCTCTTTTAAGTTTCTTGACGAAGTTCTTGCCATTGATTTGGAAGATACCGATTGAGTTGATATCGACTTGACTAGTAACCTTAATAAACAATAGGTCGTTATCTTCGATGAGTGGTTCCATGCTATCGCCTGCCACTTTAGCTATCGTGTCATAGTCCTCTGGTACATCATCAGCTCTGAGTCTGACTTCCATGTGGAGGTTATCTTCTTGAAAGGTTCCATGGCCTGCTGCAACTAATCCCTCGACATAGTCTATAATGTAGTCATCGTCTTTGTACTTTTCTAGAACTGTCGATGTTTTCATGCTGACTTGCTCGTTTAGTAGAGTAGTAGCATAGTCGACTACATTCGCTTGCCTATCTTCGTCTAGTTGGTTGTATATTGCCACAATGTCGGACGAATTTTCAGCCTGTTTATGAAAATCTATCCCCTCGGCGAGACTTTCTGGACGAATGTCAAGAGCTGAGCAAATCTTAAATATATTATCAACGTTAGATTTTAGGATTCCTCTATTTAGAATAGAATTGATAGTAGAGGCTGGCATATCAATCTTCAATGCCATTTGTCGAACACTACCATATTTTAATTCTATGAGTTCTCTTAGTTGTTGTTCTGTCATAGCTCTTTCTCCTTTTTATTCATTATAGCACACGAAAAATCGTTTGTAAAGAAAAATAAATTTAAAAAAATAATAAAAAAAGGTTGACAATGAACGAAAAATGGTTTATTATATAACCAAGCTCAGCAACGAGCTTAATTTTAAAATCTAATAAACGAAAATTCGTTTAGAAAGGAGTTGCATATATGTTGAACATCGACATCGCACGAAAAGAGAAGGGGATTTCTATTGTAGACATCGCAGATTATCTATCTGTTAGATCTCAAACTGTCAGCGATAAGCTGAAAGGGAAGTATCCTTTCACGTTCCAAGAAGCTATGTTAGTTCAAGAAAAATTCTTTCCAGAATATGAACTAAAATACCTTTTCACTTCAGCAGAGTCAACTGCTTAATTTTTTAATTAAGTGAACGAAAATTCGTTCAAGGAGAAGATATGAGACCTAAAAGATACCCATATAAACAAAATCCACCCTTTCCTTCGACAAAAAGAGTGGAGAAAGCAGTCAGCGAGCTTGAAGCACTGAAAGAGCACTATCTTAGCTTGCCTGATGATTTGAGACCTAGAGCGAAAGCGCTAGTTGGTGAGCAATCATACTACGTTACTGATTATGATCTTGATGTTGCTGCATTCGAGCTAAGATCTCACTTTCGTGAGTTGCTAGCATTTTTCGAACAATGTCCTTAACTTCACGGACTTTTACTGGTTCAAAAGTATGATTATCATCACGAACTAGCTCGATAAGTTCATCAATCATTTTATCAATAAAAGGACTATATGACATAACCTTACCCCCTTTCTGCTTACATTATAGCAGAAAGAGAATGAGAAAAATAGAAAGGAGAAAGAATGGTTGAAAATAAGCGAAGTCAAAAACAATGCTTTCTATCAGTTTCCGCAATGGTTACTAGATGAAGAATATAAACACTTGAGTCTGAGGGCGAAAGTTATGTACATGCTGATTTTTGATAGGCGGACGTTGTCTATTCAAAATGAATGGCACGATAAAAACGGAGATGTGTTTGTTTACTTTACAAATCAGCAGTTCATGGATTTGCTTAACTGTAATGAAAAAACGGTAATTAAAGCAAAGAAAGAGTTGCAAGACTTCGGATTGATTAAAGAAGAAAGGCAAGGGGTTAACAAACCTAATCGTCTATATATTTCTGGAACTGTAAAAAATACAGGTCAAGAACTGCAAAAAATACAGTCTGGAACTGTAAAAAATACAGGTCAAGAACTGCAAAAAATACAGTCAATCAAGACTAATAATATCAAGACTAATATATCAAGACTTAATGAACCAGAGGGTGCTGGTGATAATACTTTATATAGTATAGAGGATGCACCACCACAAAATGATTTAGGAATTGTTCACGATTGGATTTTTTCAGAGTTTGGACGATATCCTACACCATTTGAAATTGAGGACTTGAAGTCATTCTTGCAAGACCATAGCAAAGAGGTTATCAAGTTAGCCATCAAGGAATGTGTAGGGAATGGCAAGCCATACTTCAAGTATCTTGATAGCATCTTGAGAGACTGGAAACAGAAAGGTCTTACAACGGTTGAACTGGTTGAGAATAGGCAGAAACCTAAACACTCAAACAGAAGGACAGGACGCCTGACGCTAGACGATGACGGCTACAATCCACGATATGGATTTTAGGAGGTGTAAATGAGGTCAGTATCAAGCAAAGAATTGCAGGCACGAGCCTTGCAAATAGAAACTCTTTCTAAACAATGTGACAAACACCCAGGAGTGTATCTGTGGCGGTCGACAAATCCTTGTACAGACGTCACACAGACATACTGTCCAGAGTGCACCCAGGAAGAAATTGATCGTCAAGCTGGAGAGTTGCTTGCTGAAGCTGAAGCGCAAATCCGAGACACACGGTCTTACGCATTGTTTTTGAAAGAGAGTATTATTCCAAAGGATTTAGAAAAAGCTACAATCGGGAATTTTGAAATCCACACAGAACAAGACGCTGCAGCAGTCAATTTTGCTAAACGCATCACGGCTGACTATGTGAAAGAACGATACAGAGGGAATACGATTATCAGTGGACCTCCTGGAGTTGGCAAGAGCCACCTTGCTATCGGGATCGCTAAAGCATTAAACGATAGCTTCCAGAAATTCCAAATGAGAAGGTCAGTACTATATATTCCAACGGTTGAATTATTCGACAGGATCCAAGAGGCTTTTACCTATAAAGACTCGAAGTGGGAACAACGAAAGACCGTTAAATTTCTACAAAACGTCGACTTCCTGATTTTGGACGACTTAGGGAAAGAGTCGAGCGTCGGTCAAGAAATTAAACAAGGTAGTAGTTGGATGCAAAAAATCCTGTATCAAATTCTTGAAAACAGGAGTAATACAATCATCACTACGAATTACGGAAGCAAACACTTAGAGGGGCTTTATGAAAAGAGCCTTGTCGACAGGATTATGAAAGGAGACATGAAGAGTAATGCCTTTAAATTTAACGCAGACACAAACTCAAGAAGGACAATTGTCTAGCGAAGTTGTAGAAGAAAGAAAGCAAATGATTGCTGATTTTGAAAGTAAATATTTCAAATTATCAACCTTGCTTAAGGATAGGCTACTGGTCACAACTGACGAAAAGTTTACTAATAAGTTAAATGAAATGACCTATTACGCCACGAACGGTAGCGTGTATACATTCGCAAAATAAAAAAAGCCCCTGACGGCAATCGGGGACAAGACAAATATTTCTAAAAGGATTATAACATGAAAAATAAAAAAGAGCAATGGAAACCACAAATCGTGAATATCATGGCTGACGGTTCCGTAATTGATGACTTGACAGGGTATGCAATCCCAGCGGGCCATTCATACTACGATATTATCAAACCATTTTACGAGGGGGCGTAGCCATGAAACTATTTACTAATTTTAAACTCAAACACGAGGGCTTTTTTAAAGCAATCGACCTTGACTGGAGAGAGGTCGCAATCGAGCTTATGGACGACCTGATTGAAGAACGAAAAGAAAACAAAATACTCTATCAGCGCATTGCTGATTTAGAAAAATTATTAGAGGTGTAGAAATGTATATCATATCAATCTATGTCAAGAATACCGAAACCGGGAACGAGGATTTCAGTATGATCGGAAGTGACTTTTTGCCAACGGGAGAGCAAGATTATTCAGCTATTGTTTTCGAGACCAAGGAAGAAGCTATTGCTTATTTGAAGTCAGCTTCGTATGAAGCTACGGGAGCTTATGGTAATGACTGGGAGTTCAAAGACAAAACCTCTTCTGGAGTGGAATCCCGTTGTAGAATTTGGAAAGTAGAAGATTAGAGGTGTAGAGAATGACAGAACCAACTTTGGCAAGCCAATTTCTTGGAATTGCAACAATTATGACTTGCTTATTCGTTACTTTACTATTGATTGCAAATAGCGAGCAGAAAGCAAGACGACAAAAAGAAGAACAAGAAAAACTAGATCAAGCAATTATTGACGTTTATCAGCAAGGGCGAAATCAGTTTAACAACATCGCTCGAGAAAACATTAGAAATTGCGATAGAAAATTCACGTTTGACACACAAGCGCCCGTAGGTCTTAGACCTGACTTACTAGCGCTACCACAACCAAAGGAGCAATAGAAATGAAAAAATATGAATTATTAGTAGAAGACACAATCACTTTTTTTGGAGTTCAACTTTTTAGAATTAAGGCTTTAATTTCGTTTAGTGGAATTGAAAAAGGTGAAGTTGGTGGATATATTGCAAGTGAGAAAAATTTAAGTCAATACGGCGACGCTTGGGTATCTGGCGACGCTAGGGTATATGGCAACGCTAGGGTATATGGCGACGCTAGGGTATATGGCGACGCTGAGGTATATGGCGACGCTGAGGTATCTGGCAACGCTAGGGTATATGGCAACGCTGAGGTATATGGCGACGCTTGGGTATATGGCGACGCTGAGGTATATGGCAACGCTAGGGTATCTGGCAACGCTAGGGTATATGGCAACGCTGATTATATTGTTTTCAAAAATACATGGTCTAGCGGGCGTTATTTCACTTATACAAAATCGAACAGAAAATGGAGAGTCGGCTGTTTTTATGGTAGCGGTGCTGAATTGGTTGAAAAAGCATATAAAGATAGCAAAAAATCCGGCGATTTTTATAAAGCGTATGTCGATTTTGTCGAAAAACTAGAAGCAATTGAGGATATCCACAAGGAGCAATAAACATGAACATTTATATTTGGGATTGTGGATGCTGCGACTGCGGATATGAATTTGAATGGATTGACACTTATCAGCCTAGCGAATGTGAAAAATGCGGAAGTACAGAAATTAGATGTGTATTTATCGGGAGGGAATATGATTGGTAGAAAAATGAACGTAATTGAAATTGAAGTTTTGAACTTGATTGTCAACCGTGCAAGTTTTGAAGAACCTATCACGGCATTAGATATCCGAAAAGAGACAGGCTTATCAAAGCGTATGCTTGAACAAGTCATCGAAAGCCTAAGGGTAAATTTCAGACATCCGATTGTGGCTAAGAAGTTCAAACCGAACGGCTACTATCTTCCTAAAAATGAGGAAGAAAGACAGGCAGGCCTGGCACCATACAGACGGCAAATCCTAACAGAGCAAAAGAACTTGTCCATCGTTATGGCAGTGGATTTAGAGAAGTATTGGAAGTTAGAGCATGATTGAAGAACTACTTGCAGAAATCGATCAATGGCGCTCTGACTATATACATCTCGGAGTTGAACTCGGAGAAATCATCAATGATCAACAAGATATTATTTTGAAATTGCAAAACGAAAACAGACGCTTGAAGCGTGAAAATTGGAACTTGAAGAAGACGAAAGGAAGAAAGAAATGACAAACGAACTAACACACAAACAATTTTTCAACTCACCAGCAGTAAAGCAGAAATTCTCAGAAGTGGTAAATGGAAACGGTCAGCAATTTGTAGCCAGTCTACTTAGCATCGTAACAAACAACAACCTACTTGCTAAGGCTACAAATGAAAGCATCATGACCGCCGCTATGAAAGCTGCAGTCCTAAACCTACCAATCGAGCCTAGCCTTGGTTATGCTTACATCGTGCCTTATAAAAACCAGGCGCAGTTCCAGGTAGGGTATAAAGGTTTGATCCAGCTTGCACAACGAAGCGGGCAAGTGACACGTCTAAATGCTGGAGAAATCTATGAAAGCCAGTATAAAGGGTTTAACCCACTGACTGAGGATCTTGAAGTGGACATGACTGCTATTCCAAAAGAAAAAGAAAAAGTAGTAGGCTACTTCGCATTCATGCGATTGGCCAACGGTTTTGAAAAAACTGTCTTTTGGACTAAGGAACGAGTCCAAGCTCACGGTAAAAAGTACAGTCAGTCATTCTCTAGCAAGTATAGCCCGTGGCAGTCTGATTTTGATGCTATGGCTCGTAAGACTGTATTGAAACATATGCTTTCAACCTATGCACCACTTTCTACCGAATTGCAGGAAGCTATCGCTGCAGATAACGCAGATAGTACAATCTCAAACAAGAACGAAATCAAAGACGTCACTCAAGAGCCAGTTGCTGAAACATTGGACGGAATTCTAGGAGCTCCTAACACGCCCACAGAGGGCAACAACGTAGTAGAGGGAGAATTTACCACAGAAACCAAAACAACCCCAAAAATGGGCAAAAAAACGGCAAATCCTAACGAGTTAGCCTCTACCGAGTACCCTGCAGAAGAAATTCCAGACTTTGACGAAGAAACGGGCGAGGTCTTTGAAGAAATTAGTTTGCTAGAAGGCAACACGACTAATATCAAGGAGTAGGATCCATGGAAGAACTAACACAAGAAAACTACTACCAGGACACGACCCACTTGACCAACTCACGGTTTAAACGGTATCAGCAATGCCAAGCGAAGGCATTTGCCCTTGATAGTGGCCATTGGGTAGAAGAGAGGGATGAAACGCCTCTCCTACTCGGTAACTATGTTCACTCTTACTTCGAGAGCGAAGAAGCGCACCAACAGTTCATGGATGAGAATGGCGAGAAGCTACTAGCCAAGACTGGTAAAAATAAAGGGAACCTCAAATCTGACTTTGTGATTGGCGATAAGATGATTGAAAGTCTGAAAGACGATGAAGGCTTCAATCGTCTGTACCATGGCTACTCATCAGACGAAGTTCAAAAAGAATTGATTGTCTATGGCGAAATCGAAGGCGTACCAGTCAAAGGTAAGTTAGACAGTGTAAATCTAAGCCGTGGCTACTTTGTGGATTTAAAAACCATGAAGTCCATCTACTCTGAAGAGTGGAACACAGAACTCAAGAAGAAAGTCCCCGCAGCAGTCAATAACATTTTGAATTTTGGGTATCACGGACAACTTGGATTGTATCGTGAACTCTTAAAACAGATGACTGGTAAGGACTTTAGACCATACATCGTAGCGGTCAGCAAGGAGAACGTGCCAGACCGTGAAATCTTGAAGATTGACGATGAATGGCTTGAGGAAGGATTAGACAAAATCAAGTCTGAAATTGTCGAAGTTTGGGACGTGATCCAGGGCAAACAGAAGCCTAAGAAGTGCGGACATTGTGACTATTGTAGAAGTCAGAAAAAACTAGATGCAGTCGTCACTCTGAACGACCTGATTGAAATGTAAATAAAAACAAGCCGTGCATTCTTGTAAAACTGCGAACTAGAAAGCGTCAGTAAAGGTTATGTGACCTTGGACGAGCGACTGCCCGTATTTAGCCAAACTCACAACAAAGGCAGTCGCATTTTTTTGAAAATAAAAGAATGAAATTTTTAGATTTATTCGCTGGCATTGGTGGATTTCGTTTAGGAATGGAATCAGCCGGGCATGAATGTATAGGATTTTGTGAAATAGACAAATACGCTAGAGCCAGTTATAAAGCGATACATAACACTGAAGGAGAAATAGAGCTACATGACATCACAACAGTATCAGACGAGTCTATTCGAGGATTCGGAAGTGTGGACGTTATCTGTGGAGGATTTCCGTGCCAGGCTTTCTCAATTGCGGGACACAGACGAGGTTTTGAAGATACACGAGGAACTTTGTTCTTTGAAATCTGTCGGTTCGCATCTATTCTCAGACCTAAATATTTATTCCTTGAAAATGTCAGGGGACTCCTCAACCATGATGGGGGGGCTACATTCGAAACCATCATCAGAACCTTGGACGGATTGGGGTATGATGTGGAGTGGCAAGTACTTAACAGCAAGAATTTCGGAGTCCCTCAAAATAGGGAGCGAGTGTTCATTATCGGACATCTTAGAGGACAACGTACCAGAAACATTTTTCCTATCGGACGAGAAAGTCAGTCAATTAGTAGTCAATCAGTCGTGAAAATTGGCAATGTAAATCCATCTGGGAACGGTATGAATGGGGAAGTTTATCAAGCTGATGGTTTAGCTCCTACGCTCACAACGAATAAGGGAGAGGGGCAAAAGATAGCAATAAAAAGCAATACTATAAAACAGTTTGGGGTATTGCAACCTAATTTTAATCAATGTGGCGTGGTTTACGAAACAGACGGCATCGCACCAACAATTCGAGCTTATCAAGGTGGAGGTCTTGAGCCTAAAATCAGAGTCAAGGAAGCAACAAAGCAAGGATATGCAGAAGCTGAAATTGGAGATAGTGTAAATCTATCACATCCGAACTCTAAAACACGCAGAGGGCGAGTAGGTAAGAAAATAGCAAATACTCTCTTAACTGGAGAGAGTCAAGGGGTGGTAGAGCCTGATTTTAGAATTAGAAAGCTGACACCTAGAGAGTGCTGGAGATTGCAAGGTTTTCCAGATTGGGCTTTTGATAAGGCGCAAGAGGTAAACTCAAACAGTCAACTATACAAACAAGCTGGCAATAGCGTTACCGTGAATGTTATTGCTGCGATAGCAAAGGAATTTAGATAAACAGGAGAAAAATAAATGCTAAATAAAATCGACATACCAGGAACAAGTATCACACTCGAAATCGTGGATAAGAATATCACGATTACAAACAAGATTGAATATGATATGCAGATGCATTTCAGAAATGCGGACGCAGATACCTCTCTAGACACAAGTGGCGACGTGTTCGAGCCTCTCTACTGGCTAGATATTAAGGCGACACCAAAGAAACCGACAGAATACCATTCGAGCTTAGGAGTCAAGGCAGAAAAACGCAACTTGACCGAGCTTCAGAAGTTCTTTGAATTCGTTGAAGATAACAAGCGCAATCTTTTCGACCTTTGTGGTATCAAGGGAGAACTGCAATGAAATCTCTGACATTATCGTTAGACATTTCAACTACTGCGACAGGATGGGCCGTATTTCACGGCTCTGACCTTGTCCAGAGTGGTGTCTTAAAGCATAAAAGCAAGTCATTCTTTGAACGTGGTCGGTTCATGGCTAGCGAACTGCGAGCGATTCAATCAAGAGCGCTCCAGAAGTACGACTGCCATTTTGAATCGATTGTGGTCGAGAAAAACTCGGTCATGGGTCCAAACCAACAATCCATGATCAGCATCGGAATTGTGACAGGAATTATCCTTGGACGCTTGATTGCTGATAATGTGTATTTTGTCAACGTGTCTACCTGGCGCAAGTATTGGAAGTTCAGCTACAAAGACCGTAGCAAGAAGTCTATGAAGTTGCAGGCCGTTGCTAAAGTGTCCGAGAACTTCGACCTTAACGTCAAAGACGATGAGGCAGATGCCATTCTGATTGGCTCGTACTTTGTAAACCATGGCCAAGAATTCGGAGACCTGGAAAACCACAAGATAAGTTGAGAGGTAGAAACATGAGCTATACTGTCACATTATATTTTGACAACATGGTAGACGAGACCCATTTTTTCAAAAAAGAAGGGGATGCTATCAAATGCAAGGCTCAACTTGAGAACAAGTATCGAGGCGAGCGATTATATCGAGTCAAGCTCGAAAGGGTGAAATGATGAGCATAAAGGAAGAGCTACTCAAAGGCTACAAGTTTGCGCTGATGCTAGCAAACAAAAGGATAGCGGAGCTGTCTGAACCGACTGTCAAGTCATCGGTGCATACACGCTCAGCAGAGCGTGACTTTTGGAAGAAGAGAGTTAAACATTATGAAACCAAAATCAAGGAGCTAGAAGATGAGTGATTTTCTAAAAGGTATTGGAGCAGTAACATTAATGCTATCAACAATTGCAGTCATTTTGCTTGCTGCTTGCTGGCTTATTGAATGGTATTTTACATGGGTATTTTCAATTTTCCCCATCAAACCTTATTTAATACCAGTTTTGTTAGTACATTCTTTCCTTTTTGGAGGGTTGGTATTTTTTGTAGGAAGTTTAGTCGAACTAATCAGTAAAAGGAAATCTAAAAGATAAAAGATAGGGGGTAAAATGAAGCGATTTATTGCGATTTGGATTATCTTGTCAGCTACTTTGAATATCTGGCAATGTACCCATATTAAAAATCTTGAAAAAAAGCGCCCGATGCTAGTCTACAAAGCAGATAACAAAGGCGCAGAAATTAAAGGGATTGTCGTTAATAAAGAGAAAATTGGCGACATGCACACGATCACAGTTAGAAACCATGGCGTATTCGTGGTATCTCAAGAGAATTATAATTCTTTAAAAATCGGAGACGAGGTAAATTTTTAAATGGTCAGCAAATTGGTAAAGTTACACATTTTGAGCCACGCTTTAGAATATTACATCAAGCGTGAAGGCGCATCTCAAAAAGAAATCAGACAAGAACTTGCAGTCTTGAATGAAATTGAAGCAGAATTAGAGGAACACAAAAATGAACATACAGGGACTAATTGAACGCTATGAAAAATTTAAAACTAACAAGAAAAAACTGACCTCGGTTGATTTGGTTTTGAAAGACTTACGGTCTTTAGACGAACCAGAACCGCTGCCATTCAAATTAAAAGATGTTGTTGGTCGAATTAGAGGGTTTGACCCGTCAACTCAGACAAGATGGCTTAATGACATTTTTAAAGAACTAGGGGGCGACTACGGTAGAATGAAATATCGTGATGGTTACGAGCAAGGCTTACTTGAGGGAGCATGGGTTGGTAATCAATTAAAAGATGCTGATAAGATTCGACAAGAGTTGAATAAAGTGCTTCTCCCTGAATTTATGTATGACTGGGTTTTCGACTGCCAACTTTTAAGAAATTTTTGTTTGATTGATGCACTAGATAGTAACACAATCCATCTCTACGCTAAAAAAAGCGAATCAGTGAAGAAATGGCTTGATGACAAAAACAACCAAGAACTTTTCGCTCGAGCATGGATAGATGACTATGAGCTTGAGAAAGAATCAAAGTACAGAGTCAAGTTAAAAAATACAGATGACTATTTAAACGAAACAGAGGTTGGATTCCATTTTTATAACAATTGGGAAAATAACAAAACATTTACACGAAAGGAACTCGAATATTCTGATTTTAGTTGGGTGCTCGATTGCCCAGGAATTGAACTTGAGGAGGTAACAAAATGACAGTTGAACAATTTCTTCAATCATTATCATATCTTATGTGGACTTCTTATTGGTCAGTAATTTTTTATAAGTTCTTTAAAAATAATAAAGAAAAATAATAAAGATTGAGGAGGAGCAAGATGATACCAAAATTTAGAGCATGGCATCTTGAGTTAGGCAGAATGATGCTAATAAAAAACATGTGGTTTCAAGACGGTTCAGTTGAAGAACTTGAATTGAACGATACAGTCATGAACGACTACATCACAGCATACCCTGACGAAATCGAACTTATGCAATCAACAGGGCTTTGTGACAAGGAAGGTACAGAAGTTTTTGAAGGGGATATCTTACATCATCAGATACAGACAGAATATACCTTTATTGTCAAATATGACAAAGACAAAGGTCGTTGGTACGGCGATGGTCTAAGTCGCACCTATCGGATTGACATCGCAAAGAGATTCCTACCGTATTATTACAAAGTCATTGGGAACATCTACGAAAATCCAGAATTGCTGGAGGTAGAAAATGGAGAATGAATACGCTCTTTACAAAAATGATACTTTCATAACGTGTGGCACGTTAAAAGAAATTAGTAGAGATACTGGTATAGCTATTGTTACCCTGACTTCGTACGCTTCTCCCTCGTATAAACAGAAAAATCCAAATGGGAAGCAACTCATAAAAATAGACTATGAAAGACTGAGTGAGCGACAATGCAAACGGTTTGCATTTATGCTAAAGCAAAAGCGACTGGATAATAATCTCTCACGTAGTCAATTATCAAAGAAGTTGGGATATTCTCAATCAGAAATCAGAAACTGGGAGAATAATATTAAAAAACCTAATTACTACGCTATTGAAGATGTGGCTACATTTTTTAAGATTCCTCTAGATGTTTTAATTGGAGAAAAATAAAAAAGCCGAGGCATTCACTCTACCTCGACAACGCTTTCAATACTAATATTATATCATAAAGGAGATAGAGAGTGAAGGCTAGAGAGCTTTTAAGCGAATTACAAAACCTTGACCTAGACATTCAAAGTCGAATAGACGAAATCAACGAGCTTGAGGCTGGTCTGCTCTCAAGTCCTAAATGGTCCGAGGTTAAAGTTAAAGGGGGGCAACCCAGGAAGATTGACGACGTGTATGCTCAGTTGATAACTATGAAGGATGCAATCGAGCAGGACACAAATGCCATAATCAATCGTAAAATGGAGCTTGGGCGCATGATCAACAAGCTAAGCAATCCAAGGCACAGAACTATTCTACGAATGACCTATATCAATAAAATGTACGTAGATGATATCTGTGACAGCCTTGGTGGTATCAGTTCGCCTACTTACTATAGATTAAAAAAACAAGCAATAAAAGAGCTTGATAGTATTCTTAGTGAATTGATAGTAAATGATAGTGATTGTACAGGCATGAAGTTTTAAAACTGATAAAATGGTAGTATCAAATGCTGCAGCAGATGATACTCCTTTATGAAAATCTGAGGGCTTCGCCCTCGCATGGCGGTGACGGGTATATTGTTTTATCTCCAAACTCAAACAAAAACTTATCTTCGGTTCGACTCCGAGCACCGTCTTAAAGGCTACACAAAAATAAATAAGAAAGGTAAATATAATATCGATTCTATTCGAGGTCAGTAGCCACCTCGATATTACAAAAAGTAAAATCGAGAGACCATATAACCCGAAAAATGCACGCCTTAGAGGTGTGTGTTTTTTGGTTCCAGGACAACGAATTGAAAATAATTGATAAACCTTTAGAATGGCTACGACCATACAAAAACAATCCAAGAAATAATGACAAGGCAGTAGAGCCAGTTGCTAACTCAATCAGAGAGTTTGGTTTTAAAGTTCCAATCGTAGCAACCAAAGACGGAGAAATTATAAACGGGCATACTCGATATAAAGCCGCACGCTTTTTGAAACTCGAAACCGTGCCAGTCTTAATTGCTGACGACCTTTCAGAAGAACAAATAAAAGCGTTCAGGCTTGCTGATAATAAAGTAGGCGAGATTGCCGAGTGGGACACAGAACTACTCTATGCAGAACTTGAAAGTGTCGAAGGTTTAGACATGACCATGTTTGGATTTGATGATGTCGATTATTCCTTGGACGACTTCGAGGAGTCCGAGGATCCAGAAGATGCC